AAATGGGATAGAGGGTGTTGGAGTTCACCCGATGGTATTAACCATAAAGAGATAAATTACTATTTTTTCTCATACTCTTTAATAAATTGGTTATAGTTCAAAAAAATAACACTTATTCAATAGTTGATATTGTTGAACGTAAATATTCAAATGAATGGTTGGAAAAATATTTCTTTAATCGTGCATTTTATGTATTTAAAACAAAACAGAACCAATTAATTGTATATACTTGTTTAGAAATAAAACCTTTTGGAATTGTTGATGAGGCTTTCAAAGTAGATGATTTTATGATTGCTGTTAGAAAAAATGATAAATATTATTACTTAATGTTGAGAGATAAAACTTCTGAGGTAGGTGTTCATAAAATATCAAAAGAAGAATATGAATTATATAAATAATAAAAATAGTATGAACAAAAAGATAATTAAAATAAATGAAAGCCAGTTCTTGCGTAATTTTGCTAATGGACGCTTGATTACTGAAAACCGTGCATCAAAGAATCAGTCTTTAGCACGCAAAATGGTGCGTTCTATAAATCGAAATTTGAATGACAAAGAATTTACTGAAAATGTATTACATGACATCCCAAATGTTAGAAAGGCTGATTTCCATTTGTATCCAGCTGTGGTAAGATTTGTTCTAAACGCAGGTAATAGTCTTGATGCGAACACTATATTAGAGTTGAATAAATATGTTGGTATCATAGCACCAAAGGCGAAAGAATTAGGTCTTGACCAAAATGCTAATGGTATGTCAATGAATGACTTCTTTAGTCAGTTCCAAGGTGATGTGTCACAGAGTGAAACTGATGACCGTGAAGCAAGCGCACAATATGGAGAGAATAATGAAGGTAATAATAATGGCTATAAGATAGTACCTATTCCAACTTTCGATAACGCAAATGAATATAGCCGTTATACTGATTGGTGTGTCACACAAGGTGAAGAATATTTCTTACGTTATACTAACAATGGTTCAGGAATATTTTATTTCTTATTAAAAGAAGGTTTTGAAAATGTTCCGAGAGAACAAGGTCCAAACTGTCCATTGGACGAATATGGTCTTTCAATGATAGCTGTTTCATTTAGGCATGATGGTTCGATAAATACAGTAACTTGTAGATGGAATCATGATAAAGGTGGTAACGACTCCGTAATGACTCCAGGACAGCTTTCTAAATTAATCGGGGCTGATATATACGGTATTTTTAATCCCGATAATATTCAGAGTTTACTCCCTGAAAACATGGAAGTTTTGGATTATGATTTGAATTATGGTTTGAAGTTGTGTAAAAATACTACCACTGACAATTTGTACATTTTTAGTTACGACTTTAGTGATAATATATGTTTCCAGAGTAAAGACTATGTTGTCTATCAAGGTAAAACTGATGAAGGATATGATATTTGTGCTTTAATTGGTAGAGATGGATTTATTTATGAGACAGCTGAAGGTGATGAATGGATAGACACGATTGAAAATAATGGTCTTTTATATGTTGCCAATACAGATACAGAATCAGAAGGTGGTGGAATTTATAACGCAAAGACCATGGAAAAGTTAAAAGATATTCCTATTAGGAATTTAGATAACTATCAAAATATACTTATACTAACTGTTGATGATGGTTATAAGCAAGTAATAAATAAAAAAACTAATATCTCTATGTTTAGTAAAAATATAGACAAATGTGTATATCAATATGGAAGATTAGTTTGTTTTAGAGATAATCAAATTTCCATCATAAATACTGATACATGCGAAGATTATATATGGTTGGCAGATATAATTAGCACTATTGGAGAAGGTGAATATAAGTTATATTTAATTCAAGACGAAGATGGAATGTTTGTTGTTTCTGAAAAATTTGGACTAATCACTCAACTTCCAATAGAAGAAACATTTTATGTTACACCTACAAAAGATGTTCCTAAAGAATGTGTATACTTGATTATGTGTCAAAACGGTGGTATAGCACTAAATCAAGATAAAGTGTTTTTCTCTCACGTTTCATCAAATGACTTCAAGAAACTCAATGAATTTACAACACTTACATCAATGGATATTAGAGAAATATTTAATTAATAGCGTGGAATAACAATATATTTTATAGAATAAACCAGTATATCAACGCACGGCCCTCATTAGGGAAGGTTATCATAAATGTTAATTATTTACATATTGTAACTATCTGATAATCAGCGTGTTGTAATATACATATATAAATACAAAAATATATAAAATTGAGGCGTATTCACGAAGCGTGTTATCCAAAAAATATTTTTTTTATAAATTAAGAGAGAAGTAATAGATTAAGTTGCTTCTCTTTTTTTGTTTTTTTTAACTTTTAATATTTGATTAGTAATGTATTTTTTATTATCTTTGCAGCAAATAAAATTATACATGATATGGATTTAATGGGAAATGTAAATAATGCTTCTTATGGTGTCGCAATAAATGGACGTGATGATATTAAAATAATTAGTTTTTACATCAACCTGTCTGAAGTTAGTGATGATTATGGTAACGTTGTTATACGTGTGGATTCTGTTTCTAAAGATGATAAATTAGATACAATAGAAAAAATAGTTATTGATGATTTAATGATATTCAACTGGATTGAAAGAGAGAACAAAATTCTACTTTTGCTTAATTGTATTGCTATGTTTTATTTTCGCAATACATCTAAGATTAATATCAGTGATTTGCTTGATTTATTACATTTCGCTTTTAATAGATTTTTTGATTGGGATATGACTCAGTTTTCTTTTAGTGAAGATTTAATAAATTTTAGAAAATTCACTATCCTGTCAATCCCTTGTACTGAATTGCAATTATCTCTATACGATGAAATGATAACTTATTTTAGCGAAAGAGGATTATAAAAATAAATGAATAAATTGTAAATAATATGGACTTATTTGGAAATATAAAGAATGCTTCTTATAATGTAAAAATTGATGATATAACATATCCTAAAGATGAAGTTAAAACTACTAAATTTGAAATCACGCTGTCTGAAGAAGATGGTAATTATGGAACTGTTGTACTGAGTATTGTTTCAACATCAAAAGATGATAAAATATCTCCTGTTGAAGTAAAAATTCAAGAAGATATCCTGAGATGTCACTGGATTGATAGAGAAGATAAACTTCCTCTCTTACTCGACTGTTTTAGTAAATTCTACCTTAAGAATAAATCTAAAATTAAGTTAGATGATTTGTCATGTTTATTCCATTTTGTGGTCGGCTTCTTCTTTTGTTTTGATATAACCTATCAATCTTTTAGTGAATATTTAAAAATCGTTAGAAAATTTATTGCTTCGTCAAAACCTTACCCAGAAATGGAAATAACCCTATATGATGAAATGATAAACTATTTTAGTGACAGAGGATTGTAATAATATAATTAAAAAATATGGAAAATTCAAATAGAATAAGCCCGATGGTAGTGCAAGTCATTGAAGAACCAACTCAATTCGGTCCTATTGTTGTTAATACAATGAGATGTGAATTAAGCATGGCGTATAATACATATCATCTAATTTATACTTACAAGTCTATTGATGAAATAGAAGAGAAAGTAGTAGATGAAATGTTGTTTGTTGAATATACAATTGGAGATTGTTATAATTCCACATCTTACCTACCTTATGTTCTTGACGATGCCAAAAATACTTGTGCTGATTTATTAAAGAGTACAACAGATACTAATGTGATTGAAAAAATAATTAAACAAGTATTTGAAGATAAACTTACATTGGGTTATAAAGTCTTTATACTTACCAACTATAACGAAGGTCAATTATTTAAAAAAGTTTATAATAAATTGAGACTCGTTAAACAGTTTACGTATAGTGTCAGTAATTGTAAATGGAAATATTGTTATGGAGATGTTCTCCAAGTATCTTATATTTACGAGCCAATTGATGAAAATCATGGGTTGGTAGTTTTACAAATTACAACAACATTTGAAGATGATACAATAGATAAAGAAGTTTATACATATACTTTATGGGAATATACTACTGAACAATGGATAGAGGAGGAAGATAAAATAAATTTTCTATTACAAAAATTCAACGACTATATTTTACGACATCCAGTGGGTATGAAATCAATCTATGCGTTGGATTTATTTAAAAAAATACCTTCTGTTATTTCCGAAGAGAACTTTGATGAAAAGAATGTTAATGAAGAATATATAAAAAATATTGTTTCACAAATAAAATTAGTTTATCAAAACTTATGAAGGAAAAAGAAATAAACTATCCAACAAATATTCAAGTGTTTAAAGATGGTTTAAATTTGGGGGATTTATGTCTCACAAAAATGAACTGTAAAATTGATATCCCACTTAAGCGTATAGTACTTAAGATGAAATATAATTATAAAGATGACAATTCCAAATGGACTGAAACTTTCCATATTCTAAAAGATGAAGACGAAGATACATTTGAAATAATTTTAGCGATTTTTGAAAATGCTGTTAAAGAAGCGGAAGGCTTAATGATTATGAAAAGTATTTCTCTTAAAGGTGTGGATATGGATGTCGACATAGCTTTATGTACAATTAAAGAAACTTTTGAACAGTGTTTCTATAAAACTATTGCACGCATTCAAAAAGAAAATGTAACTGAAAATATAGATGAAGATTCTATAGTACTCGATGTTATTAACGAAGATAACAAGGTGGATTTTGAAAAAATTTCAATCATTCATTTAAGTTGTTTTTTTGATGCGTTAAGTAATACTCTATTAGTAAAATATAGATACAAATATACAGGTGAGTATTCTACTGATTTTATATATTCAACGACACTTAGAGTTCTTAAAGATAATAATGTTGGAGATATCATAGACTATTATCCAATTTTTAAATTAGCTGTATTTGCTGGTCTAAATAATGCTAAACATGAATGGAATTATGTTAGACAATATTGTAGTGAAGAAGACGCAATAAAAGAAGAACTTAATAAAAGTTTCTTAGTTACTTACGCACATATTCAAGTTTTCAAAGAATTAAGTAAATAATTAAATTGTAAATAATATGGAAGGAAAAATTGAAAAATTCCCTATCAATACATGGCTCTTTCAAGGTGGAATTTATCTTGGAGATATGTATGTGAATAAAATGATGTGCTTCTTGAATCCAGCTAAGAAGTGTATTGAAGTCGGCTATACATGGACTACTGATGAATATACACAAGAAGATTTTTTAGAAAAGGAAGAAGTTAAAGTATTTGAAAATCAATCAGAAATGGCTTATAATATTCTTCTTCCATCTTTTGAAAGTGTTGCTAAAGAAGTTGAAAAAAATATTAAAGCATTATTACCTCCTTTCAAACGTGATGAAGATTTTCTTTTCCACTATTTTATTCAACAAGAATTTGAGTCCGCTTTCTTTAAAGAATATGCACGCATCTTAGAAGAAAAGATGAATAATGATGAGGAAGAATCAAAGGTTTTATCTCCGTATACAATTGGAGGTACAGTAGATGAACAATTTAGTGATATGGAGTTCTTTAACATAACAACACTTGCATGTACATTTTATTCCAAAGATAGTTTTGTGAATATTAGTTACGAATATGTCTTGAAAGATTCTGACGATAAAGAAAAACATACAAAAACTTTTAGAGTGTTTTATCGTTCAAAAAATAGTGAAATATCAGCTTATTATAATTTCTTTAAAGCTGCACTAAAAGTAGGTTTGAGGGGTTCTTATGTTATGTGTGCCGAATCCGTCAGTGTTGATGATTCAATGAATTTAATTGAAAAAGAATTTGAAAGAAGTTTTTCTGCAGTATATGATTTAATTCAAACAGCAAAAACATTATAATGAAACGAAAATTTACATTTGCAATAACAGGACACGAAGATGTACCAAATTTACCAACTCGCTTTACATATAAATTATCAGACATAAAAGATAGTGTTGGTAAGATTATTGTATCGGTTCATTATGGAGATGCAAAGATTAAACGTAAGGTCGATTGCTTTGTTAGTGAAGAATTATGGATACAAGTTAGCAAATACTTTGATGTAGCATTTCGAGCATTGGAGTGGATGAATGTTAATTTCATTTTCTCAAAAACATCCTCTGAAAATTTCGCGTTGGCTGACTTTACATGGCATCTATTAAAAAGATGGCAAATGGAATATCCGACAATACCACTAAATGAGTATATTGATATCTATTTTCAACGAAATGCATGCTTGATAACTGATACGATACATTATCTTCTTACAGGATTGAAAAAATATTATCACTAATTCATAGTTAAAATGGAGAGAATTATCGAGTTCTCTCCATTATTTATTTATATACATTTATAATGTGTGCGCCCAACTTAACTCAAATAACTTAAAAACCTAATGAAATATATTATTAACCTAAAAAGAAACGATGAATTTAATTATATTAAATCTTCTATCAACAAGCCGAATGTTATCTTAATCAAAGAAGATAACAATAAACTCATTTATAATTTTATAGAGAAACTTAAAGATGTGTATAATTTGGTAACATTACACGGAGATAGTAATGATATATTCATTTCAACAGATGATATACATTGCGACAAAAATCTCTCTCAAGTTATGAATAAAACTATTAAAATCAATAGATATGGATTTCCAGAAAAATGGCAATTTAAAGATTACAATACTTCTTTAACGGCTCTCGATAGATATACTTTAGAATCGCTTATATCCTCTTATAACACCAATCTGATAGATAAGTTGTCTTTAACTTTTAATGGGCTTAGACGCAAAGAAAATAAGAGTATAAGAGATTATGTGGGACAAGTGACATCGTTTATTGATGCAAGCGGAAATATATTTGTTATTCAATATAATAAAGAAGACAATAAACTAACGGTAAATGACTTTGAAATGTATAAAAATAACTACGTTCCAGATTATAAAATAAAACTTATGATAAACATATCAGATACGTTATGATTGAGATATTTATATAGTAAATAAATAATTCTCAATGAAACACTTTAAAGCATTTGATTCAAAAGCGGAATTTGATGAATACCAAAATTCAATAAACAAACCTTCCGTTTCATATATCAGACAAGAAAAACTGGTAAAGTATGATTTGTATGAATATATTATACCAATGATTGAATTTGAATTAATCTATTATAATGTTCCAAATAGAAACTTTATTCAACTTGATGATATAGATATTACTGACGGTCTAAAAGAAGAATATAAAACTACCTTTGGTGTTTTAAGTGGAAATAAAAGACAAATGCTCTATTATGACAAATCTTCTTTTTTTAAGGGAAGTGCACAATTGCTTTTCCAATCATATCAGAATAGTCAAATAGATAAGTACTTTAAATGGTTCGGTGATAAACTTAAACTGTATGATAGAAACGAAAAACTTATTTCTATTTTTACATTTAACGGACTTAAAAGGAAAGATAACGGAAAACGTGATTTCGCAGGAATCGCAACTTGCTATTGTGATGAACGTAAAAGACCTTTCGTTTTAAGAAAACAACAAGATAGAAGTGTTAAGATAGAAGATTTCAATAGCTATATATATGAACCTGACTTTAAAGCAAAGTTAGTTGCAACAAAACCATTAACTGAACAATAAATGATTAATACAATTTTATAAAATATGAAACATATTAAACTTTTTCAAACACAAACGGACTTTGATAATAAAAATACGTTCTTATCTTTTCCTAATGTTTCTCTTCTATCAGATACAAATAAACTTATATATAACTTTGAGAAAGCCATAACCATAGGGGGGGGGGGTAATTTCACCTTCGGTGGTCAATGTTATTGCTCTATAGATGATTTATGGATAGATGAACCAGTGTCAAACTTGTATGGTAGACAGTTTAAGACAAATCAACAGTTTATATCACAGAAGGAACTTTCTCATTATACTATATCTGATTACTTAACTATTCTTGATAGAGATAACACCGAAAATAAACTGTTGTTATTTTATAAACCATTTGAATCAGATACAAATAAATACGTTATAGAGAATAATACATTGACTGTATCTGACGTTTTGGGAATAGTAACAAAGATAGAGTTTAACGGTCTTAAAAGAAAAGATAATGGGCAAAGAGACTTCGTTGGACAAATGACATCATATCTTGATAATAATGGTAATCCATTCATTATTGAAAATAAAACTGTAGAAAGGGATGATGCATATAGAAGAAAGGTTACTCAGTTTGTAACGAAAGAATTTTCTGATTATGAAAATGATTATTCGCCAGATAATAAGATTAAATTGTTCTTATGGAATAATGACCATTTATAATTGGAAAAAATCTACATATAATAAACTAATAAAAATTAAATCAATAATATGAAACACTTATTTAAATTAAGGTATTTACCTGGATTACCAATTTATAGTGAGAATAAATTCATAAAGTGGGGGGGGGTAAGGACTCAAATCTCCCTTTTGTAATATTGACAACGAATGATAATAAACTGACTTATACACCTGATAAGATATATCATTTTAAAGAAGATAATGTTATATTAGATGTTCAAGCATCTTTTATTTCTGTTGACGATGTTCCATATAACGTTTTAAAAAATGGAGATACTGTTTGTTTTGAATCTTTTGGTTATTTATTCTTTAACAAGTATTATACAACCATGCAATCACTATCGGTTTTCCCATTCAATATTTTTAGTGTCTTTAATAATGGACAATATTCTTTCACTATTAAATCTGATTCAATAGATGTAAAGAAAGGAGATAATTTAATCACTACATTCACATTAACTGGATTAAAAAGGAAAGATAGTAATACAAGGGACTTTGTAGGTGAGATAGCATCTTATCAAGATTATTTAATAAAAGTGGATAGAACGAATCCTGATAATCCAACGGTTCAATTTTTATCATTCAATAATAGTCAATACAAAGACAACTACGAAAGCGAAGAGAGGATGAAATTAGCTTATAATCCTTTCGATATGTTGTAGAATAACAAATAAATAAAAAAATATAAACAAATATTATGAAATACATTAATATCTTTAATTCAATGACAGACTTTAACGAGGATAAAAGAACGAATCTGAATCAACCACGTGTTGCACTTGTTAAAGAAAATGGGGGGGGGTAGATAAGCTCTTCTATATTAAGTTTAAGTACTATACTTATAATTGTACCACATTACTTAATGGTGCAGTCGGAAATTGTATTACCGTTGAAGATATACCTGTGAAAAGAACGGCACAAGATATACCTAATGATGAAACAATAAGAGGGAATGGTGCATATGATATACATAGTATTACAAGTGTTAACCCTATGAGTAGTGATATTATACTTAATTTTTATAGACATTTAACTGTTACACCCGATTCTCTTGATTTGATAGAAAATGGTAGATTAGTGACTAAGTTTACTTTAACAGGTCTCAAGAGAAAAGATAGTGACCAAAGGGATTTCGTGGGAGAGATTGCTTGTTATTTGGATAGCCAAAATGAACCAGTCTTATTTAAAGTGGATAGAAGTAATCCAGACCACCCTACAGTCTTATATATATCTGATTTTTCTAAGTATAGAGATAACTATGAAATAGAGAAACGAACAAAAGGTATACAAATTACACATGACCATTTGTAATTGAATAAAGTGAATTAATAGTATATGAGAGAATGTGAAGGTAGATATATTACTTTTCATGTTCTCTCTTTTTTTTATATTATATTTATTAATATAAAATATAATTTTTAATATAAACGAATGATTAGACGTAGAATAATAATTACAGAGAGTCAATTCTCAAATATATTCTTTAATGGTAGATTAATCACAGAGAATCGTGCATCCAAGAATCAATCTTTAGCAAGAAGAATGGTTAGAGAGTTATCACCTAATATAAACGATAAGGATTTTACCGAGAAAGTGTTACATGACATTCCAAATGTTCGTAAGGCTGATTTCCATCTCTATCCAGCAGTGGTAAGATTTGTTCTAAACGCAGGTAATAGTCTTGATGCGAACACTATATTAGAGTTGAATAAATATGTTGGTATCATAGCACCTAAAGCAAAAGAATTAGGTCTTGACCAGAATGCCAATGGTATGTCAATGAATGACTTCTTTAGTCAGTTCCAAGGTGATGTCTCCAATAGTGAAGAAGAAGAACGTGAAGCCAGCGCACAATATGGAAATAATAACAATGGTAACTATAATGGTTATAAGATAGTGACAATACCAAATTTCTATAAAGCGAATGAATATAGTAGATATACTGATTGGTGTGTTACGCAAAGCGAAGATGCATTTTCAAGATATTCGCAATAAGAATCATTCTTATTCTTATTAAAAGAAGGATTTGAGAATGTTCCAAGAAAGGTAGGTCCAAATTGTCCATTGGATGAATATGGTTTATCAATGATTGCTGTATCCTTTAGACATGATGGTTCTGTTAATACAATAACATGTAGATGGAACCATGATAACGGTGGAAACGATTATATTATGACCCCAGCACAAGTTTCCAATTTAATAGGAACAGATGTTTATAAATTATTTAAACCTCATATTGAACTTTTGTATACTATAAATCAGTATGGTCTGTATATTTACAAAGATTTAAATAAAAATGATTTATTCGTTACTAATTACAATGTAAATGAAAAAGATAGACATAATGTTATAAAATTTTATTTTAAACATAAAACATATACTATTTTTAGGGGTTATGATAAATCAAATAGTTCTTTCAATCTTTTAATTTCTAATACAGGTAAAATACTTGAATATAGTAATGGATATAATTCTATTAAATGTGTACAAAAAGATAATGTGCTTTTCGTAAATAATAACTCTAAATTGGAAATTTATAATTTAGATACATTCAAAAAAATGTCATTCAATAATATTGATACACAAAATATTAAAATAGAAGGACAAACTATTTTCTTAAACAATAGTAATGGAGAAAAAGAATACATTTTGACAGGATGTAATAATGGAATGCCTGAATTTAATAAAATTATTGATATCATTAAATTACGTTATGATTCTTATATAGGATATATTGACTCTGATTACAATATGACTGTAATTGATAATATGTCATTTAATAAAGACACTGTAATTGATAATGAAAAAATTATAAATATTTCACATGGTATATACTATTGTAAACCAAATGAAGGAGAAGGAGTAAATCTAATAAATTATTCTCACGGTATAATGAACTCTGAACCTATAACAGAAATGTACCAAATAAATAATAGTGGACCATATATATTAAAAAACCATGATAAGATTATAGAATTAAAAGAAAATGGAGAGTTTGATAAACTTTTAGGAAGTAGGGAATTTAATACAATAAAATCTTATAATGACTTAAGAAAAGTAGATATGATTTCAACAATTAAATCATTCAATTAAATGATAATAATAAAAACACTTATAGGAACACGAGAGAAATAAATATATTAAACATTTGTATTTGTTTCTCTCTTTTTCGTTTTATATATATCACCAAACTATCTAATAATAATAAAACAAAAATCCTTGCTAATATAAAATATTATATATATATTTGCATAATAATAAAATCACTAAATAATATAAAGTATGAAAGATATTAAAAAAAGATATTTTAAAGATGATGATTCCCCTATGTATCTTAATCCTAATGCTGAAAGAGATTATAGAAAAAGCAAAGAAGAATACATTAAAAATAAAGAACGGTATGAAAAATTTTACAAAGAATTTAATGCATATTATAATACACTTATGGAAGGAAGAAAACGACTTGATGAAATTAAACAAATTGGAAAGAAATAAAGAATGAATTTCCTATTCTTAAAAGACATCATTTGAAACATTTGCTAATGTAACAGAAAATATATATCTTCTTCAATAATATATTTATAGAATAAAAATAATATGAATTATCTAAAATTATTAGACACACAAGAAAACTTTGAAAAAATTAATTCAAGTTTATTAAAACCGAATGTAACATTGGTAACAGAAATCCCCAAAGTATATTATAATTTTGAACCTAATATTACTGTTGTAGATATGTATAAAATAGCATACTCTAACATACAAACACTATATTTTTCTAAAAATAATATACAATTCAAAGATAATGTTAAAGAATTAACAAAAAATACTTATGAATTAATATTACATGACGGTGATAACGTTATAAAAGAAAAACATAGGAAAATTAATATGAATAAGTTAATAGATGGAATTATCTTTGAAATATATAACGAAATCTCTACAACTTTTGGTTTGTGGGATAAGACATTTAATAAACATGATGTTTTTGCACCAGATGAAAATACACATATTTTCAGTTATCCAGGACTCAAAAGAAAAGATAACGGACAATATGATTTTGTGGGAGAAATAGATAGTTTTGTGGATTCTGAAAATAAACCATGTATTACAATATCAAGTAACAATAGAATGAGTGAAATGGATATATTACAATTTCCTACTGATAAAAATATGACATTTAATTATAAAGGACAAACTATAGATTACAACTTATACGAACTTCCTAAAACCACAATACTAATATGTTTTAAAAATAAGTGATTATAGAGATAACTATACTTAATGTAGAGATGATATGATTAAATTTAAATAATTCACATCATCTCTTTTTCTTTCTTTATAAAATGACTTAAATATATACACTATAAATAAACATATAGGTATATAATACAAACTCTCACCTTCCAACTATAAAAATGAAAATAAATAATATATAGAATAGAAAGAAAAAAGAAAAAATACTATTAGATAAAATAAATTTAACTATATAGAGATAATATAAAAAATAAAATAAGATAGAAACAAAATTATATATAGAGAATTTAATAAAATATAGTAAAGAGAAAAAATATACATAATAAGAAAATATAACAGTAAGGAAAATTATTGTAATATAGATTTATACTAAAAAGAATGTACAAGAGTATGGATTTATTGTATATATGGAAAATATTATAAAACCGAAATATAGTAACTTGACAATTATAGTAAGTGGAAATTAATGAAATAATTATATATATGATTTATATATGTCATTATATAGAGAGAAGGAACTTAAACACTAAGGGAGTATTACACCAAGCGTAATGTCGTTGAATGATAACGGTAAGAGAGTAAAACACCAAGGGAGAAACTGAAGGGTTTAAAACTGTAAGAGTGGATAACACCAAGGGAGATACTCTTGAGTGATAATTGGAGGGAAAATAACCGCAAGGGAGTAAAATTGATACTTTCTGAGAATTATAGTGCAAGAGAGGAAAATTGACTTTTATGTTTGTTTCAGTCTGTTTGGTGTCCATTCTAACGAAAAAAATAAAATTTTGAAAAATTAAAAATTTTGGAATTTAGTATTAAATAGTGTTTAGACTAATTATCTTATTTATCAATTTAGTTAATGTATGTAAAATTATATGATTTTATTTGGTAGTTTAAAATAAAAGTAGTATCTTTGCATTGTGATTTAGGGAAGACTTGTTCTCCTCTGAGTTTTACTCAGATTCATATATATTTAATGGAAGCGTACAGCAGATTTTTCTTATAAAATAGTATAGTTTATTTAAACAACAATTGCTTCCTATTATAAGCGGACAAGGTGTAATGGTGCACACTGTGTTAATCCAATACAGAGGAGTGGTTCGATTCCACAGTCCAGCTCAGTTTGGTGCGTGAGGAGGCTCGTCTGTGATTTTTATGAGATTGCTGCAATGCAGAGAGACCTCCTCATTTCGTGTGTATATACTGTTCTCTAAACAGTGCAAGTTATGTAGAATCTATGTTAGTAATCATGTACCGAGAGGTAATCACAACGTGCGTGAGAGGGTTGATGTAGTGACCTTGTTGTTTTTAACATTATACCGCAAGGTAATCACAATAAATATAAGTTTTAATTTGTTTAGATTTTTAGTTGACTGTGCTTGCCTGAGATAGGTAGGCACTTTTTATATATTAGATAATATTTATAAAGGATATGAAAAAGAATATTTATATGAGACCATTATGTAGCGTGGTAGAAGTTAGAAGTGAGCTACATTTATTGAGTGTTAGTAATGAGGGTGAGTATCGTCCTGAAACTGACAAGTGTGGTAATATTAAGAATGCCACATCAATTGATGAATTGATTAAAGGTGGTAAGGGTGAAGGTAACTCTTGTGATGAAACTTGCCCTACTACATTTTCATTTAGTAAGTAACAGTTAAAATCCCTCAATAGGTATATTATTATCTACTGAGGGATTAGTGTTTTTTGTTGTATATTATTAGTTGAAATTGTTTTTGAGTAGTTGTTTTGTTTCTTTATCTATTGTATTATGCCCACAGTGCCATTTATTGCATATAGGGCAGTAATATGATTTCATTCCTTGTGCTATTAGTTTGGGATGTTGTTTAAGCCATTCTTCGGCATCGTCTTCTGTTTCGTAAGTTACTTTTGTTTTCCATCTATTTTTATCTGTTCGAGTCCAGTGGCATTTGTCTGGTTCAAACTTTTTAGGTGGTGTTTTTCTGTAGTACGTCTTTTTCATCCGCATTACTTGTTTTTGTTGAATTTATTAGTTTATTAAATAAAAAATAGGCAAGCAAATATGTTGTAATATCGCCTACCTATAAATATATAATTTATGTATTCTTTATATCGTTTTTCTCTTAATATGTTGTGAATTTAAATTTGTGATTATAAGTTTTGTCATTCTGTATAGGATGTATAGTAGGATATAATATGTTCCTATGTTGATGATACAATTTATCAACTTATTACCTAAAATAATCATTATTATGTTTATTGCTGTAATAAGGATTATTTGTCCTATATTATATAGTTGAATAGTTCTCTGAATATTATTTTTTGTTTCTACATCTTCTTCTTCTTCTTCATCAAACGTGATTAATTCAAATGCGTTCATTATAATAAAGAAAGCATTAATAAAGAATAATAAGAATGAGATATATGAATAATTCAAATATTCGTTAAAAGAAAATATTTGAAATGCCGACATATTAAATAAAATAAAATATAATAGACCTATATAAAGGATTTGTCTTGTATTCATAATTTATTGTGTTAGTTGATGTTATTTATAAGATTATTCTTAAGTTTTAAATTATTTCTTAAGTTATAATAATATATAACTAATGCACTTGTGAATATTATAATTCTTATAGTTAAGTAAACTATATTATTGTCTTGATGTACTATTAAAATGGAAGGTATTAAATAGTTTAATAGCATTATAAATAATAACATTCCTATAATAGTAAGATAAATTCTATCTTCTTTAGGAAGATTAAATTGTTTGTTTACTTCTATATTATGGTTTAATAGCCATGAATTATCTACAATAGTTAATACATGAGATATCAATAGTGAGACAAATGGGAAAACAAGTCCTATAAATAAACTAACAGGAAAGGAATTTATAGTTGTTACATAATTTTCCATTAATTCCCCTACCATTATAAACATAGTTAGTGATAATAATACGTTTATGTAGGTTTCTCTAAAAATATATTTCATTGGATTGTAGTATTATTTTCTATATGTTTTTAACTCAATCATTAATCTGATATAATCAGTAAAATGAATAATGTATAGTATTGTAAAAGGAATAAAGAACATCATAGGGAATGTTCCTATACTATGTCCATATTCATTTATTAAACCGCATAACGATAATCCAATGAATAAGAATATCATAATTCCACATATTATTCTAATAATAAAATATTTCATATCGTTTTAATCTTTTAAAACATTAGATAAGTAAATAAATGTTAGAAGACCGATTACGCCATACTCAAATCTATTGCTTCCAAATATTAAACACAATACAGTTGCAATAGCAAAAGGCATTAAGTAAATAATGAATTTTCCCATAATAATATTTATTTTTTATTTTTATCAATAAAATCGGTGATTTCCCAATTTGTTAGAATTAGGATATACATAACAAGAGTTTGATATGATGTAAGTTTTAACCATATTGTTAATAATAACGTCATTAGACATATGGAACTGTATTTAAAAATCTTCTTTTTCATATCTTTATTCTCTCTTATAGTTCAGAATATAATTTTGGAAGAATTTAATAATTACTCCTACAATTCCAATGAATAATACAATATAGAATGTATATGGTACGCTATAAGGGTTTATTTTACTGATTACGTATGTTAGTACCCCTGCAGGTATTAAAGAGGCTGAGAATACAATTAACAGCCTTTTGATAAAGTTTTTGTAATTAGTATTCATCATCTTCTTCTTCGTTATTTATATTATTATCTTCATTGAAAAAGTTACAATCTTTAAATGTTGCTTCAATGATAGGTGGCATTAAGAAGGTAAACATTATTAAGAAAATAACTGTTGTTGTGATTGTGTACAACACTGCGTATGTTTCATTGGCATCAATGAACCAATCCAATCTTCCAAATCCCAATGCGAATGTAATGTATGGTAGTACATAAGCAGGAATACATACCATCAATATAGTTTGAAGTAATATTTTTAATAAATGCATAAATTTAATTTTTTATTTATTTGAAGTATTATTATTTTCTTCTATGTTCTTATATAATGTTTCGATATACTTCACGGTAAGTTCATAGTTTTTACCACTCAATTCGCTATCTTCGTATGCCTTCTTTATAAGTTCTTTGCCTGTACCATAGAAGCATCCAACTTTCCACATTTTATTTGAATGTGTATAAGTAAAAAATCGTCCACTGGACCAATTATTTCTACATACAATATAATCAAATTTACTCTTAATAATTGCATCCTCACCAATTTCCGCCTTGTCGTACACAAATGCATATTCTCTTATTATGGCATCGCCATAAATAATACACTCATCACATATTTTCGCATTCTCATAAACTCGAGCGTTCCCAAAGACTTTAACTTTATCCGTAATTGTAGCATACCCATAAACATAAGCATCACCGTAAACTTTGACACTCTTGTATAGAGTTGCATTCCCGTAAATGTTGGCATTACCCCATATTATTACATCATGGCGAATAGTAGCATTACCAAAGATGCGTGCATTATTTTCCACCAATACATTGTCAAAAATGCGTGCATTATCAAAGATATAAGCATTATCATATATTCTTGCATTTCCATGTATTTGTGCATTATTTTTAACCGCTACATCATTAAAAAGACAAGCGTTGTCATACACCCAACAATCACCTATTTGGGAAAGATTATCTTCCTTTTCAATCCATCCTCCTAATTCACCTTTATTGACATCAGAGAAGTCTTTTAAGGCTTCGATACGATATATAGTAATACCATTTTCTACCTTTGATAAATCTTTTCTTATTTTATATTTTAATTCGTCCATGATTTTAATTAATTATTATGTTTGCAAAGATAGATATAAAAATTGATATAACCAAATTATTTTAGTTAATATATTATAAAAATAGGATACCTTATTATGAGTATCCTATTGGAAGTGTTTAATTCTTCTTTCTGTTCATAATTTCCTTTTGGTATTGTCTAAGAGTTCTAATAACTCTTCTCTGTGCTTCTTTTGCATCCTCATAATTTGAGAAACAATTATAATGAACAATATCTTTGCGTGCCGTTTTCATCCATTCAGAAGTTGAAGAGTTTTTTCTACTTCTAACAAGTGGATAAAAAGTGCTATTTACATAATAGTAAGGTTCAAATTCTCCAGATAAATCTTTATCAACGTTACAAAATTCAAATTCATCTATTGTTGGACCATATTCAATTTCCTTATTAGGTGTATCTAACTTAATAAGTTTTTCATTTTGAAATTCATAACCATTCTTCTTAATTGCTTCGAATAATATTTTTTTATCTTCATCGTTAGCGTAATAAATTTCAGTTATGTACTTATTATCATCGGTGGATGTTTTAATGATATCATCCACTTCAAATCTATCTTCTTTGGGATAATAAGTCACAACCGAATGCATATATGAACCACTCAACGAACGTTGTCTTGGAATGAATATACTTTCAGTTTCTTCATCTTTCCAATCACGAATTACTAAAACCGTTTCATTGTTTTTGTAATCACTACTTCCAATGTAAAATTTTTCTCTTTTCATTTCACTTTTTATTTTGAATTACACAATATATTAAAAATACAACGATTACACCAACTGGAATATATGGTGTTTTCATTGCTACGTAAAAGGGGCTAATGTGTACTACTGTATGACCCATCATTAATAATGCCATAATGATTAATACATACAAAATTAGTTTCATCGCTTTCTATCCCAATCAAATATTAATTTAAAAATCAAACACACACTTAACGCACCAATAAGGATTGCGCAATTATCTGGTGTATCCAATTGAATATAGAATGGGTTCCAGAATATATGTGCCTGTCCAACTATAAGCGTTATAATTATAATGAACACCATCCATATAATTGTAGATATATAATTTTTCATTCTGTGTAATAAATTTGATTTTGAGGGTTATGTCTATTATATGTGGATAGATTTTTATTGAATACTTTACTGAGTTCTTGTCGATACCACATATCAGCATCGGCTTGTGCTATATCTATTGATTCATATTCACCAAGTTCAATATCATCTGGGGTTAATAATAATATTGTATCTGTACTTATATTATCAATTGTTATAACACCAAATATAGTGATAGCACGCTGATAATATTCATCGCCTTCCCATTGTAACTCTGGGAAGGATTTGATGATATTTTTAATATTTATGATTGGTTTCATTTATCTCTATTTTGGATTTCTTCTTGGAAGTTCATCAGAGTTTCTTTCACTCTTCTGATTGCTTCATCAACATCTTCTTTATTTGTAAAGTAGTTGAAATTATTTAAATCTCTTTTTAATGATTTATCTGTTGTTCTTACCAGTTGTTCGATATTATCATTAATAACATAATATGGTAATGTATTGTCAAGAATATCTTTAGCTACTTTAATATTATGTTCTATCTTGTTTTCAATAGCTTTATCCAGTATATTCTTATCAACATTAGTAGAATATTTTACTTCAGTAGGAGATTCATCAATTGTTTCATCATCAACCGACTCTTCTTCTTCATCTTCCCATCCCCACCAATAATTTTGATAACCTTTTTCTTTCATGATTTTCCGAAGATTTGCTTTTTCTTCTGGTGTTGAGAAAGCTAATATTGGTAAATTATCGAAATCTAAAACTGGACAATCCCTTAGTATTCCACTAATAGGAGAATATGCAAGTACTGCATTAAACAAACCATATTCATTTAGCATACCGTCATATATCAAGATGTCTTCTATTTGTCCTATCTTGTTATATACAGTAAGAATCTCTCCTTTTGATAACATTTTTAGTGTCTTCAAATTTGTTTTATTATAGTCTTCTATTTTATCACTCTTCGTTACTGAATCGTATAATGATGTTTTATTATTTGTTGTATTCATAATTTATCCGTCTATTATTTGTCTTTTTTGAAAATTCCATTTATAACCATAGGCTCTTAAAGCATCCAAAATTTTAATACGTTCTTCGGTTGTTGCTATGACAATATGAAGATATTCTGTATCTACATTATCTTCAAGAAGGTTCAATGAATCAGTTTCAACTATATAGGAGCAATAGGTGTCCACAGAAAAGTAGTTAAGTTTCTTAGCAATACAATAGCCATATACTTCATCATGACTATCCAAAATTGTCAGAAACATTCCGTCAACTGATTTATCTTCAGTTCTTGGTCTTTCGATATGTTTTCTATATTGTGCCATTATTTACTTTTTATCAATTGTTTTGTTTTATTATTCCAAGTATAACCATTATCTTTAATAAATTGAAGGAAATCATTTATCTCTGGTAATGTAGCGTATCTTAGTGTATTATACATTGAGATTTTTTCCTTTGTTAATTTTACGCTTCCTTTGTTATTGAGTTTCATTGTAACCCATGGTCTATAATAAGCGGTATAACTTTTATCATCACACACTATAAAATAATCTTGTTCTTTTAGAATAGATATTTCATTTGTAGTTTCGTTGACAATAAAATCTCCATCTGAAAAATCTTCAACTCTTGATTCATATTTACCAACATAAACCAATTGATGTGTTACTTCATCCCAAAGATAACCAACTCTATTTAATCTTTCAAATAGTTTTTTCTCTTCACTTTTTCTTGCAGGTCTCCATGTGCCTTCAACTTTAAAATCATTAACATCAATATTAATGAAATCATCTTTATCAATAAGTGAAAAACCTGAAATAATGGTATTCTTTCGAGAGATATGTTCTTTAAAAAGGAAACATTCCCCTGTTGTGTCATTAATATACCAACAATTTTCAATAAGAAAATTTTTAATAACATCCCATGGTCCAATTTGGTATGTATCAATTACTCTACCCTCTCGTTCACTCCAGACATATCCTTCTCTGTGCAAGTAATTAATTGCTTTAATCTTTTCTCTTGGTTTCGCTTTGGTAAAGTGCTTAATATCACTCACAACAGAATTAAGTTCAATCGTAGGATTATCTACATTCCATGAAATTTTAATCCAGAAAGTTATTGTATCTTTATCGTATTCTTTAACAATACCAGTATCAAATACATTGGTAATAATATCTCCGTTCTTAAACTTCTTTTCCATATTTTTCTTTATTGAAATTTATAAACATTTGCTTCATTTCCTTTGCAAGTTCCGTTGCATCTTCTTTTGTCTTAAAACAATTGTGTAATAATAGACGTTTTTGATGTACCTCACCATCAAATATTTTTGCTTCAATTACATTAAAATGTCTACTAATAAAGAAATATGTTTCTCCATTTTCAGGAACCCAGAATGAGTTTACAAGTTCTTTTCTTTTCTCATCCCACTTGTAATTCTGTTCTGCTAATCTATCTTTGAATAATTGTATATCTTTATCTGTAGCATATGTCCAATCGTTTAAATTATGTCCTATAACATCCTCTGCCGTCATAAAATCGTCACTATTACAGACATACAAAACGTATCCAACAATTTCTCCACTATCTGTTATTTCTTTAAAAATTGCTATAGCACTGTCAGTTTTTGTCTTAATAAAATCACCATCTTTAAATTCTTTAGTGAAATAAATCTTTCCATTTTCAATATTTGCTCTATAACCCTCTGGAATATTGATAGGTGGTAATTTATGTGGCTTTTCTACTACAATACTATTAATATTAGTTCTTATCATTTTTGGATTTGAGAAGAAATGATTTTCGTCCTTATCCCAAACATATCCATTTCCTGCCATTATATTAAGGATAAAATCTTGTTCATCACCTGTAGCATACTTCCAAGGAATAAATCTATTATATTCAGTTAATACGTTACCATCTGTAGGTGCATGCCATACTCTCATCTTGAGTTTATCAGCAGTTATTTCCTTGAAGATAACAGTTTCTCCTTCTCTGAGATAAATAATATCACCACATTTGAGTTTATCATCATCTAACTCATATTCCTTACGCATTTCTTTTACATAATCATGCCAAACATAACATGTATCTTTTAGTTTGTAGAGAAATTGTTCTTTGTCATAATCGGTTGAATATTGCCAAGGATGCGCAGGATTAAATCTTTGCACCTCACACTTATTACAACATTCGTCTATACCGAATACTATATTCCAACCTAACAACCATCCGTCTTCTTCGTATCTCATGAAGATAAATGTTTCGTCTCCGTCAATACTTGTAAGGAAATCACCTGTTTTATACTTTGGTTTATCTTCTTTCTTAACCATATCTTTATTATCCGTTGAGGTTGTTCCTTTTAATTCTTTTAAATCAATTACTTTCATTGATTCAGAATCCCATACATAACCACAATTCAAGAGGAATTGATTAAATTCATTAATTTCAGATTCATTCATTTCACGGAAGGAACCATCATTTAAATAACTTGATTCTTTATTAAATGAGCCGTTTTTGCTCCATCTATAATGGGCGATGTAAAATTCTACACCACATCTATTATCTGAATATCCTCTAACGATTCCTCTTACATCTCCATTAGTAACGTAAGTACCTGGTTCAAATAATTGTATTTTATCCATTTTTATTTCTTTGTTTTAAGTAATTTATTAAATTCTTCTCTCTCTCTCTCTCTTTCATTTGCATGATACCACTCTAAATCATCTGTGTGGACTACCCTTGAGTTAAAAACTCATTGGCTTCGGGCTTCACAGAGGAACGGCTTTCCAAATGGTTAGCTCTTACTTCCTCTCCACTCGTGTAATCGACAGTCCCTGCCGATACTTTCTATAATTCTTCATTTGTTTTCATTAGTTACGATATCAAGTTCTTCTCTTATTTTATCAGTATTATAAGCCTGTGCTGCTTCTTTTGCACCTTCCACTGTAATGTATTCTGCTTGGATTGTATCATTAATATAGAGTTCTGGATGCATAGTATCTGCATTAATGTTGATATGGAATTTATGATTAAAGCCATACGCTTCATTATCTTCATTCCATTCCAACTTACTTATTCTATCAATAATATCATTAATAGCAGCGCCATACGCTATCTCTAAGGCGAATAAAGCATCTTTGGTAGGTAATGTATCACCGAAATTACTTTTGCGCCTTACGTAGTGATTAATGCGCTCTAAGATAGTTTTATAATTCTTTTCATTCAATTTCATAACCATAGAATAACTCATTTAAACGTGCGTTATAATGTTCTTGTGCTTTTTCTCTTGCTTCATCAATACCATTGAAAATTCCATATTTATTATCATTGATAAAGAGTAGATAAATGCTACCTAATCCTGATTGATGTATTTTATATTTCACTTTATATCCATATGCAGTGTTATCTGTATCCCATTCCAAATCTTTTATTCTTTCTTGCGCATCACTAACACCTAAAGAATAGCATACTGAACAATATGCAATAATATCTTTTATTTGGATTTGGTTATCTGATATTTTTTCTTTTAAAATTTTTTCTATATTATTCAATCTCTGAATAAAAGAAGTGTAATCATCTATTTTAAGAATTTTCTTATCCATGATTCCTTATATTAGTAATAATTTTGTCCGACATAAATCTCATTACTTCATTTATATTTGTTTCATCAATATAATTTGGAAGTTTGATTCTTTCTTTATTAATATAACCTATATATTGTTTATCATTTTCTTTCTTGATAATCATATTGATAAAAGGCAAATCAGCTCTAAAACAATATGGTTCTTCGTACCAATGAATCTTTACATTTTGATTAATACATTCAAAACCTTTAATGAAAGCATTTTTAATATCATTATATGTGAATAATTTACTATCATTATTAATGAAATTAGTTTCACCTGTTTTATCTTTAAATCTCTTGTCAGCGTATTCTTTTGCTTTTTCGTTTATATCCATATATTGTTTTTATTTTAATATGGTGCAAAGTTATATTTTTATTTTAATATATCCAATAATTTTATGTTAAATGTTATTAATATTTTTATGTTTATTTGGTTAGTCATAATTTATTCTTTACCTTTGCATATAGTTAAAAAAATTACATGTGTATGAATTTAATATTTATTTTTTGTGCTTTAATATGTTGTTTATTGGCATTTTTTGTTGATGGTTTATATATACGAGGAAAGCGTATTATAGGTATTGATATATATAATGCAAAGCGTCTGTTTCTCAATATGATGTTTCTTTCTATTATGTCATTATGTATTGGTGTTATATTGACTATAATTGAGAATTAAATTTTTATTGTTTTATTAATTGTTCCGCACTTTGGTTGTTATATCTTCCATTGTGCGGTTTTTGTTTTATGGAAAATATTTATTGAATATAATAACTTTTAAATATAATATATGATTATGTCTATATCTGAGAATTTAACTGAATTAACTAAAATAAAGGATGGTATTAAGGATGTTGTTAATAAATTCGGTGGTGCTTGTGAGAATGATTTCACTGAATACAGTTTAAATATCGAAAGAGTATTAGTGGAAGGACCTATTAGACTCGGAGAAATTATTGAAATGAATATAAGTGATGGTATTCAAAGAATTAAAGATTACGTTTTCTTTAATAATACTTCAATATCATCTGTGTCCATTCCTAATACAGTTCAATCTATTGGAATATCAGCTTTTCAGAAATGTACAAAACTAACAGGTATTACCATTTCAGATACAGTCACTACAATTGGTAAAGAAGCATTTTCAGAATGTTATAATTTAAAAACCGTAACTTTACCAAATCATTTAACTACTATAGAATATCAATTATTCTATCATTGTATGAACCTATCTTCAGTTACAATTCCAGATAGTGTAACAGTCATGAAAACAGGAATATTCAGTGGATGTAATAATTTAAAAGAGGTAATTTATCAAGGTCCTTTAACGAAATGGAAAGAAATTGTAAAGAATAATTCATTTGATGGTATCTTTCCACATAATGTAAAATTAAAATGTACTGATGGAAACTATAAACTTAATGCTTAAAAGTGAACTTTATTAGTTAATATATTTAACTCTCATTTTCTTGAATAAAAGAGAATGAGAGTTTTTTTTATTTATGTATATTTATTGTTTACTTTTCTTAAAGAGCAAAATAGTATTCAATTTATTAATAAGATAATATCATATTATGATAAATAAACTACTATATACATAAACATTCATTAACAATATGCAGAAAACTGTATATACCTTGATAATCAATAAGTTCATACTTATATAAGTACATACTGCGCAAAAAATCACGTAGAACAAGAAGGTTAAACAATACATTATGTTAAATCATTTAACTATCCATAATTTATAAATTAGTGTTTAAATATATTTCATAGTGTTTAACTCGTATGCAATTTTTATGCAAGTTTTATGTCCACCACCCTACCTATCTCGTGTACACATTATGGTACACAACAGCCTACCTACCCCACCCATACTGGCAAGTACCACATCACATACTAATGAGAAAGATGATATAAAAAAGAAGGGATGCTCCGTAATTAGAACACCCCTTAGCATTTACACTAACATTTTATAATAGCAGTATTATTTCTTCTCTCCATAAACCCATACTTAATTAAGTACATACTTTGCATTTTTTCAGTAGATTGAAGGTTTATTATTTATATCTTTATCACATATACTTTTTTTATATCTTTCTTCTTTATATCGTATCTATAATTCTCATCTTAATAGTATATATCATATTTGTTTCTCTTTAGAAATCATATCATTATATTAACTGCTTATCATGTGTTCTTTATTGGAACTTGAGATATATGTATCATCTTATGATGGATGTATTATCTTATATCTTTATCGTATCATCATAATCTATGTATACATTATCTTTGCTGGTGTGTCTGTTAAGTATATCCTTATATTATATGTAAGCATTGGTAATCATAAGAGTAGTAGAAGAGAATATATATTTATACACTTATATATAATTCATAACCCTTGGTATATACAATACTCTATATGCATCTTATCATATCCATCTGTAAAGGAATACTTGACACATCCATCCATGTTTATCTATGTATCATCCGAACTATTTCGAGATACTTCTTGTTTATGTTGGATTATTGTAAGGAATTAAAGTGAGTCATTTTTTTAATAATTAGCATTGTACAATGTGATAATGCTTTCTCTGTCTCTGACTTATATAAGTACACTTTAATATCTCATAAAAGTGGTTTAATAACGTTTTATAGCTTCTGTGCACGTGGGTGTTATAACGCTTTATTCTTCAACGTGCACGCCACTATAATAAATAATAATTATAAAAAAAAATTTAAACTATGAAAAAATTAAATTAAAAATGAAAACATTCAAAATCTTTATTATCCTAATATTTCCTTTTAAGAAACACTTACTTGAACAATTGTATTTCTATATATTTTAAATCGTTCGTCTGTCTTAACATCGAAATAGAACAATATCTGAAGGAGTCCATTTGAATCCAACGTATTGACACCTTCCTTTAATAATGAATGTGTATCCAACCCGTTCAACTTTTCTTTTTCGAACTCTCTGACATGAAGGTTATAAGCGTCCAGTTGTTCCTTGGTTAAATCAATATTAACCTTCTGCTTAACATCTCCATTATCATTCATATCAGGTGACTGAATATAAGACACCTTTGTTGACTTACAACGATTTATCATACTTAAATAAGTACAGGTAGTGTGTATGTATCCAGAAAGGGACCATTCCTATCGGATATGTGAAAGATTACCTGTTTTTATCAATCACAATGCAAAGGTAAGGGTTTTTATTCGAATAACCAAATAATTCAGGAATTAAATTCATTGAGTAAGTCTTTTTTAACATTTATATGAACCATGTTGAATTTGCTATAATATTATATACGCATACGAACATTATTAATAGTATTTGCTATTTTAATCGTATGTGAGAGTGTTTTGATATGTAAACTATAAGTTTATATGTTTGAATGAATAAAACGTCTTAAAACGAAAATAAATAACTTTGTTAAACATAATTAATTAATTTGGATAATTGATTTTTTATTTGTAATTTTGTGTCGTTCAAATTAATATAAATTATGGAAGGAAAGAAATATAGAATTAGAGAAGATATTTCACAGAAAATTGATGATAACGTTATACTTTATAGAATTGAAGCATTAAAGGACTTTGATGACGTTAAGAAAGGAGACATTGGTGGGTGGGTTCAGAAAGAGGGAAATCTATCTCAAGAAGGTAATTGTTGGTTATATGGTGATGCTACCGTAGTTCAAGACGCTATAGTTTTCGACAATGCTAAAGTTTATGGTAATGCAGAGATAACTAATAATGCTCGAGTATATGGTAATGCTAAAGTATTTGATGAAGCATATATAATGGATAGCGCAGAAGTTTTTGATTATGCAGAAGTGTACGGAGAAGCATGGATATGTCAGAATGCAAAAATTTTTGGGAAATCTAAAATTTCGGGTTCATCAAGAGTTGGAGGAAATGATATTTTATCACACACTTATTTGTTCAAATAATCATACTTAAATAAGTACAAATAGAACATGAATGCGATAAACAAGTATAAAATTAGAAAAGATATTTCTAAAAGAATTGGTCCTTTTACCGTTTATAGAATTGAGGCTTTGCGATATTTTGCCGACGTTAAAAAGGGTGACTTAGGAGGTTGGATTGAAAAAGAGGCAAATCTATCTCAAGAAGGTAATTGTTGGTTATATGGTGATGCTGATGTGTATAATGACGCTATGGTTGCTGATAGTGCTATGATTGGTGGTCACGCAAAAGTATTTGGTTACGCACACGTTTTAAACAATGCTATTGTTACTGGTCATTCAAGAGTATATGGCAATGCTCTTTTAGAAAATGATGTTATAATAAGCGGTCATGCTATCGTTTGTGGTAATGCAAAAATTTATAACCAAGCACAGATTTATAACAACGTAGAAATATTTGGAGATGCACATATCTATGGATATGCCCGTATCTATAATAATGTGCAAATATATGATAATGTGAAAGTCCATGGTCACACTGATATGTACGGAAATTATCATATAGGTGGTAATGCGGATATAAAATCAATTACCGATTATTATGTTGCAAAAAATACATGGAGTAGTGGACGTTTCTTTGTTTACACACGTTCCAACAAGAAGTGGTGTGTTGGTTGTTTCTATGGAACAGGTAAGGAACTTATCGAGAAGGCGTATAAGGATAGTAAGTTAAGCGGACAAGAGTACGAAAGAGTTGTTAAGTATGTTGAAGAAATGTATAATAACATAGAGAAACATAATAAGCATACTTAAATAAGTACAAAGTAGTACATAGGATGTTAATTTATAGTTAAATGCTATGTACTATTTGTTTTTCTGAAAAATATTTTTTATCTTTGTCTCAAATTATATCAAAACATTTAGAAATTATGGAAGATTTTAATAGTTTTGCTTGGTATTTAAAACCAACTACTGATTTTTTGCATGATTATATGCTGAGGAAATTTAAGTCGGAAGGGAAAGATAGAAGTGGGTCAGCACCTTATTTTAATAAGCGAAATCGAAAGAAAAAGAATAAACCAAGAAGAAAATAATTAAACAGAATTTATTATGACAAAATTTAGTGCGCTTGTAATTGACACAATGAATAAAGGAATAAATGAACTTACTCTACCACATATCAAGAAGAATAAGAGTGGAGAAGATAAGTTTGATAATTGTGTATTGGAAGAAATTATTCCAAATACTGAAGGAGAACGTGTAACAACTTGTAAGTTACATGAAATTGATTTAGAAGTTCTTAGAACATGTCTACCCGATGTATTAATCATTGATGATGTATATATTGATGGCAAGTTGGTTGAGAAAAAAGATGATTGGGAATATATATGCAATCATCTTTTAAGAGAGGTTCTTACTTATTCAAGTGGTGCTGATGTGTTTTATGTCCACTTACATAAATAAAGTTTTTAGAAAAATTGTACCGCATGGTAATTAACTTTTATTAACTTGAATTATTTGTATAGTTCAAGTTATTTTTTTATCTTTGCATCCACAATTCAATTATATACAAATTAAAATATTAAGAATTATGAGTATGTTAGTAAAATTTAGCGAAAGTGATGTAAATAATTTGCGTATGTATATGCAAAAGAAATATCGTAATAATATTTCATTTGTTACTAATTGTCCTATTGTTTATAAAGATAATATAGAGTATGATGTATGTAACATTGTACTTAGTAAGGGTGATATTTATTTCCATTGCGTTAATAGACTTGATTGTTTGGATAATAAATTTATCCCTATGTATGATTTATTAAGCGACAATGATTTAAAAGTTATTTATAAGGCTATTTCATTGACTGAAACAATTTATGAATTAAGTGAGGAAGAAAGTGATTTGTCTCAGAAAATAATTGACAAGTTTGCAACTTTCTTAGCGTTAAATAATAATGAAATTATTGCTAATGAGAATGTTCGTACCATACCAAATGTAAATGGACATTTCACTTTTACAAAGGTTGTATGTTTTAATGGTTCAATAAGGTTCTATGATAAGGTTAGTGACAAATGGATATATATAAATCAATTACGATTAAAAGACCAAATTATGTTATATCATATTTTCAAGAAGGTTGTTGAGGAACAATTATTTGATTTAATATGTCCTCCTATGATTGGAGATTGTTAACATATTTTTTTAACATATATTAAATTTAGAAATATGAGTAATGTATATATAAACCCTATTCTATCAATTAGAGAACACGCAAAGGAAATAGAGAACGGCACTTATAGCGGTTTGGAACTTGCGAGAAAATTTCTTACATTCAATAATGATAAGAGTTATTTGGAAAATTGTGCATCTTCAATAGCGGAGGACGTTTACTATTGTAAGAAGTCTGATAAGTCTTGTTATGTTGAGATTAATAAGGCAGGAAACATGGAGGCTATATATGAAATGAATTTAGATTAATTTATATATGGAAAAGGAAATTAATATAAATAAGATAGCCGAAAAGTCGGTTAATCTTGAATGGTTTGAAATGGAAGGTGATTTGTTAGCCGTAACAAGTGAAGGTATATGTAAGATTACTAAATCTTCACGCTTTAATAAAACGTGTTACGACTTCTATATGGAATATGATGATGATACGCCAACTAATAGTTTTGCAACATTAGAGGAGGCAAAGGAATGGGCGAGAAAGTTCTATATAGATAAAGCATTTGTAGAAATGTCAATAGTCATTGATAGTTATAATATCTACAATAGAAACAAGAACATTATAAACGTTAAATAAATGTTAAATGTGGGTTTTTATTTGCCTATTTAAAACTTTATTATTACCTTTGCAATATAAATCAATAAAAACAAATTAAACTTTTAGGAATATGAAGGACGTTAAGGAAACTTTGAATGGGTTAATGAAAGAAACCTATAATCATTATAACTCAACTATTGATTATGTGGCAAAGCACTTAAAGAAACATGGTGAGAAGGGTTTGCCAGTTGTTTGGGACAATTATAATTATGTGGCAGACGCTATTTATGATGATAGCGAGTGCGTTCGTTATGAAATTAACGCTATTCGTGTCTCTCATAGAGTTTACCCCGAAATGGTACTTGAAGTACACGTGGTAAGTAATAACCATGAAGTATGTGATGAGTGGATAGAAATTAGCGATTTTGACATTGAAACAGTCTTTGGTATTATTGATTGTGCTAAATTTTAACAATTCAAACAAGTAATAATTATGACAAATAAGAAGGCTATAGTTAATGGTTATTTAGAAGATATTTCTAATAGCTATCGTAACCTTTTTGATGAGGTTAAAAGTGGTGTTAAGAAGTATGGTACAGAAGGTATTTCTGTTTTAAGAAATAACAACCCATTTAGCTTTTATCTTTTGAGTGGCACAGCAAATAATAAAATTTGTTCTCTCTTATATATCGACAAAGTAAGAGTAAATGAAACTCAATACTTTACATCTATGGAGGGTCATGTAGTTATTGAGAACGGAAAGAAGTGTGATAAGTGGGTAAATATCGACTCTATGCACATGGAAGATGTTTTAACATTATGTGATAGAATGTATTTTGATTAATTTACCGCAAGTTTATCGCAAACAAACAGACAAATATATATTTTGAGTTTATTTTCTAAATTTCTCTACCATTGCTTGAGATAAGTAATGGTAGATTTTTTATATATACACTTTATTTCATTTCTAAAGCGTTATTTTAATTTATCCGATAACTTATATAGATAGTTTGTTTAAACGTCTTACAAGTCAAATAAATAGGTTTATGTATCCCTTCATGTATGTGTATAGAATATTATATATAGACAATAATCATTCAAGTGTTAAATATTTGTTAAACTATCAATTTTATTAGTTCATTTCAAATTAAATTATTATCTTTGCACTTGTAATCAAATCAATTAAACATTTAAGAATTATGGATAAATCAATGAAATTGAAATTTTCTGAACGTTCAATGAATGCACGAGCAAATTTAGAAAAGGGTGCGGAGGAAGTATTGAATGTTATGCGTGATATTGTTGTGACAATGGGAGGAAAAGTGGAAGTTATTTACTCTACTTTAGCACCTGATTTTGATGGGTGGTCGGATAATTCATTGTTGGATATCAACGTCAAAGAATTGTCAGTGAATGACGAAACGGAAACAATTGATATTACTTATATTGCTAATGGAGAAGAGTTTACAGAAGATTTGAAATATTGTTCTGATTTTCACTATGGTGATTGGTTAGAAATTTTGAATGAACTTGTAGGAACTTATGCACGTATGAAGGAATGATAATGATTTTTATTTTAGTGGTGGTTGTAATCATGATTATAACGTCACGCAGTTATGGGGAGTGGAAGGACAAAATAGATAATATGGAAGAATAGTTATAATTTAGTTTGTTATTTACATTTATCTATCATTGCTTGTGATAAGTAGTGATAGATTTTCTTTTATATATGGTTTATTTGCGCTATGAGACGTTATAAGTTATGCAATGATAAATTACAAGTCGTGAGTAATTCTCACGGCTTAAAACGTTTTATTTTAAATAGTATACTATATTGCGTGTGCGTATATAGTATATAACCTATAAAGCGATATGTTAATTAAATGTTAAATACAAAAATATATTTGGTGTTTCCAAATTAAGTTAGTATCTTTGTAGTCGTAAATCAATAAACAAACAAATTAAACAAAGTATTAAGAGTTATGAAGTCATTAAATGAAGTTCTAAAAGAGAATATGAAGAAGTCAGTTGAGTTGATGTTATCTAATAATATTAGTCATATTTCCATTACGGATAATTCTGAGTATGGAAGGCTCACTGATGCGCCATGTGTTATTCTTGATAATCATAATGGAGAATATTATGAAACAGAAGTCACTGATATTAAACTAAGTGAAGGAGATATATACATTAAGGTAGTTAATACCACTGATTTATCTTCAAGTGTTTCTATGGATAAAGAAGGGTATATTAATAGCATTAATTGTTTATCTTATAGCAACAATGAAGTATATTGTGCTATTGAGTTTTATTGTGTAAACTTACTTTATTTTAATGATAAGATTCGTCAATTTGGTAAGGAGATAGAACAAAAAATTATCGAACTCCTAAATGACGAGGACGAGAAAAGTTTTACCTTCAAAGATTGTGATGTGTACTATATTTCTTTAGGTACAAGAGAAATAGGTATTAAGAGAATATATTTGAAAGAAGGGAGAGTTGTATTAGAAACTTCTTCTGATTCTGAAACGTTCCTATTTAATGGAATGTATTTGGAGGAAAGATATGCACTATTACAGCAACTTATGGAATGTATAAAATCTATTTGTTAAATTAGTGTTAAAAGTAATAAAATATTTGGTAGTTTAAAAATATATGCTTATCTTTGCACTCACAATTCAGTAATAAACAAACAACAAATTAATAAACAATTTAAAACATTTAGAATTATGAACAATTTAACTATTCGTGTGATTACATCTTCAAGTGTTAACGCTTATGTAATGATTGGTGATACATTGACACTTTGCAATGTTAAGTTTGAGAGTATTAACACATTAAGCGGTAAAGTTTCTTACATGGTTACACCAAAGGGTGAGAATGAAGGTAAGGTTATGAAAAATATTGTCGCTTACAATTCAGTTAAGGACTTTGAGGAAGATGTACGTATCGAGGAGGAATTTTCACTCGAAAACTTCTTGAATGGTTTAACATCGGTACGTGACTTGCCTGCAAAATTTGTTAATAATGGTGGTACTAATGAGTACTATTTTGTATCTTACAAGTTTGCAAATGGTGATGTTGAGGAGGTATACACATATTTCCCTATCATCTATGGAAAGAGTGGAAAGATTGATAATAACTTTAAGGGTGTTTACAAGACAAGGGAGGAGGCTCTCGCTTGGAACGACATTAAGGTATCAGAGAATGGAACAGAAACTATCAAGGAGGGTGTTCTCAAGGCTCTATCCCTTACAGACGAGCAGAAGGCACTTGTTGAGGAGTTTATGAAGATGAAGGATAAACTCAATGAGAATAATATCAAAATCATTTATGATAATGACGAGTGTGCTATGTCTTTTGTCAACACAAGTAAGTATGATTTGGATTGTGCTTACAGCAAGGAAGAGATACACGACAAGGACACAGAAGGTTATGAGGAAATTTCATACTTGTTAGAAGGCTCACTGAAAAATATCTGTAGCAAAAACCCTACATATGATATTTACGACTTCTACGACGGAAAGTATTTTGTAAGAAAGAAGTAAGTAAGACAACTAATTAAGATGTTTAGGCGGTATATTTGCATACAATTGCTTATATACCGCTTTTCTTTCGTTCTAAACGTATTATTCTATGTTTTAGTATAATTGTTCATTCAGATATATTTTAACGTCTTAAAACGCTTTTATTCAAGTTTGTTATATTCTTCGTGTATGCGTATATAATATATAGCGTTTATACGTTTGTTAATTATATGTTAAACATTTCAATTTATTTGGATGTTTGAAATAAATTATCTATCTTTGCAATCGTAAAAGATAAGGGAATAGTCCCACAACAACAAATTAAAACATTAAGTTATGCTACAGATTAATTTTCCAAAGGTTACATCAGATATTTATTCTTTGTATAACAATGAAGTGGAAGATTTAGGTAATATTGAACTTATAGAAACAGATATTAAACAAGTTGATTTGTCTGTTAATGACATTCAAAATATACTTGGAAAACCAAATTATCAACTTGGTTACTCATATCGTTGGTATTTAGAAAATAATGATGATATTATTCTTATAGAATTAATTAATCTTAAAGAGAATAATTCAAATACATTTAATAAACTTACTATTTCAACAAGTAACACTGATAATGAAAATTTGGAACTTATCTTGAAATATTTTCTATTTCTTTCTAAGGGTTATAAAAACTTGTTGGAAAAGAAAACAAATGATGAGTTAAGGGAACTTGTTGATACCTATTTCAATGCTGATGTTTGGTATGATTTTGCTTTCGATACTGATAGTGAAACAAAAATATCTTTTAAGAAAGTATTGAGAGAATTTTTGATTAATAAACTTTTATCAGAAGTTTCTCTACATGAACTTATTAGTGACGGATATATTGAACTTGATTATTAATACTTCATAATTCTATAAATTGTTTATGGTAGTGTGTTTTAACTTATATAGTTAGCACACTACTTTTTATTTATTTCAAATAAAGTTTTTGTTTAATATCAATTAACATTAAAAATTTGGTGGTTTCAAAAAATATGCTTACCTTTGCAAGCGTAAATCAATAACAAATAAACAAAACAAGAATTATGGAAACAAAGAACATAAATAAAAAGGATTTAGAGATAGCAACTAAAGCTATTCAAGATATGGGTATTGCTGTACAGAATGTTGTTAATGCTTTAAAAGAAGTTGTAACAAATCGTGGCGGTGAGATAGTGTTTAAGAAAAAATACGAGTTTGTTGCGTTCCATGATAATTGTGTATTGAAAAGAATTTTTATTAAAGATGATACACTTTACATTGAGTATGTAGAAAACTTCGGTTTTGTTGAACAACTCACTATCAATCATTTTGAGTATGACTTCTTAACACTTTGCAATTTCTTAACTTATGCTGTAAGTGAGTAAACAATAGTATTGAAAACAAATTAATAAACAAATAAACAACATAGAATTATGAAAGAGATTAAGAATTTAGATGAGTTGAAAGAGTTTTTTAACGAAACAATTTCTACAGCAGTTGACAAGTTATTGAAAGATAGAACAAATAATTTTTCAGAACTTATTTTAACTTTTACATCAAAGATAAAGTTAGAAATTACCGAAGTATCTTTTAATAATAATTCTGCAATACTTCACCACTATAAGGTAGAACGTTTCAGTGTTCCTGAAATAGTAGATAGTTATAAGGAAAATTATGGCTGTTTGGTAAAAGTAGAACGCATAGAGGAAAGAATTGGTAAAGTTTATTACAAAGTGGGGTTATATAAAAAAACATGTCCTTCGTTTGCGAAACTAAACAAGTTTATTCCTAACTTGGGACAATTTTGGTTTTATGAAGTTGGACTACATCGTGAAGGAAAAGATATTAATGAGATTGGAGAAAGAAGGTATCTTTGCTATGACGAGAACGCTTGCAGAAGATTGTACAACACTTTGGAAAGATTAAGCAATACTTATGGTAAGATTGTTGTCACAAAACAGCTAAATGAGATTTGGAATCAAGGTGAAGTAGGTTCTCATGAAAACTTTGGACTGCATATGTGCCGTTTGGTTGTACAATGTTATTCAAAAGAAATGATTTACGACAAAACCCTATTTGTTGCGTTCTAACGGCTTATTTTTGATTTAGGGTACAATTATACCGCTGATGTGGTTATAACGGCTTAGAGAACAAATAAACGCTATTCTGAGCCGTTTATTCCTTTTCTACTCTACTCAAAAAATTCTGAAAAGTGAAAATTTCTTTATTTTTTTCATGGCCTGGCCACGGTAATTTTTAAAATCTAAAGTTGGAATATGATTTTTATTTTTAATAAAAACTTTCCTAACAATGACTTCTCTATTACATCAAGTAACTTTCAACTTTTTCTTTTTTATATTTTTTCTTTTTATAATATAATAATATATCTAATAAATTTATTATTATATATTATTTTAA